AAAATTCTTGTTGTAGCGCCACTGGCGATAGTGGTTGTGCCGACCGTAAGAGAACTGAGACCGTTAGCGCCAGTCGGACCTGTAGCCCCCGTTGGGCCTGTAGCCCCCGTTGGGCCTGTGGCTCCCGTTGGGCCTGTGGCCCCCGTTGGACCTGTAGCCCCCGTTGGGCCTGTGGCTCCAAGATTTCCGACAATAAGAGAGATAAATTCTACGATGTCACCAGCAGCACAGGCAGATGCAAGCACAACATCCGTACCGCTGGTTGCGGTATAGTCAGAGGCATTGAGCAGAACGCCGTTGACGAACACTTGAATGTTGCCAACCGTGTACGTCACAGAGAACGTCGTTTGGCTCGCTGTTGCTGTGTAAGAAGTGCGATTATAGCTAGCCGGACCAACGGTTCCGGTCGGTCCAGTCGGGCCAGTTCCGCCTGTTGATCCAGTGGGACCAGTTGGGCCAGTTCCGCCTGTCGAGCCAGTGGGGCCGGTAGGTCCGGCAACCGTTGATGCAGCACCCGTAGGCCCTGTTGGTCCAGTGGAACCTGTAGGGCCTAAAGCCCCAGTGGGGCCAGTCGGGCCAGTTCCGCCAGTGGTGCCTGTTGGCCCGGTCGGTCCTGCAACGGTAGATGCATCCCCCGTAGGACCAGTTGGGCCTGTGCCACCAGTGGTGCCTGTCGGCCCCGTTGGGCCAGCAGCGCCGGTTGCCCCGGTGGGTCCAGCAACGCCAGCCGTTCCTGTGGGGCCGGTTGGGCCAGAAACGCCAGCCGTTCCCGTTGGACCAGTCGGCCCAATGTCCCCGGTTGGGCCAGTCGGGCCTGCTGTGCCTGCCGTGCCAGTTGGGCCGGTGGGTCCGTTAACGCCGTTGGCTCCTGTTGGACCCGTGGGACCGGAAATGCCTGTAGGGCCAGTTGGGCCAGAAACGCCGGTCGGCCCAGTAGGGCCATTAACACCATTTGCGCCGGTCGGGCCGGTGGGTCCAACACTACCCGCAGAGCCAGTCGGGCCAGAACTTCCGGTCGGACCTGTCGGGCCAACTTGCAAGTACATGACTTGCATGACAGTGACGATGAGAGACGGAATTTCTGGACTAGAGACGCCAGCCGGTTCTTGTTCAAGAATGATGTTGGCGTTATCTGTCATCCAGATAAGTTCAACGTAGTCGCCCGCGACAAACGTATCCAGATAATCCCATGCAGCCACAACATAAGGGGCGTTGCTGGGGACAGTCAGCTTGGTATCGGAGCTTGGTATATTTGTTCCATTTTTACGGAACCAAATATTGACAGTATTTCCCGAACCACCGCCGCCTGTGTTGTGGACTTGAGCGGAGAACTGAATGTCAAATGTGCCGCCAGCCGCAAAAGTAATTCGCGAGCCGGACACGATAGAGATGTTAGTCGCGCCCGCCGTGTTATTCAGCGTCATAGCCGTCGGCGTATTTACCGTCGCCGTCTGGTCAACATTGCTGAAGAAGGAGCCATAACTTGCAAGCGCGCCACCGGGGCCAGTGGGACCAACTGCGCCGGTAGCACCTGTAGGTCCGGTCGGACCAGCAACAGTAGATGCCGCGCCAGTCGGGCCGGTTGGACCAGTAGAGCCAGAAGCTCCAGACGCGCCTGTTGGGCCAGTCGGGCCGGCAACAGTAGAGGCTGCACCTGTAGGCCCAGTCGCTCCGGTGGGGCCAGAGACGCCCGCAGAGCCGGTAGGACCAGTAGGGCCAGCGACCGTGGACGCTGCGCCAGTTGCGCCGGTCGGGCCAGTAGCTCCCGTAAGGCCGGTCGGGCCGGTAGGTCCGGCAACCGTGGAGGCTGCGCCAGTCGGGCCGGTGGGGCCTGTCGAACCAGATACGCCAGAGGCACCGGTAGGGCCAGTCGGGCCCGCCACAGTAGACGCGGCCCCCGTCGGGCCAGTTGGGCCAGAAACGCCGGTCGGCCCCGTAGGCCCAGCGACCGAGGACGCCGCGCCAGTGGGTCCGGTGGGGCCGGTCGTGCCGTTTGGCCCCGTAGGTCCAGCGACAGTTGATGCGGCTCCAGTCGGCCCCGTAGGACCAGTTGGGCCAGTTCCAGACGGACCAGTAGCGCCGGTCGGGCCGGTGGGGCCAGCCTGACCGACCACCAGAGCAATGAAAAGCGGCTGACCATAGGAGAACCCGGTCGTGCCCGTGCCACCAGATGTGACGAGACTAACAGGATAAGTCCAGTAAGCATTGGGCAGGCCGGGGTTGGTAACAGTTGGCGTACCAGTGATTGTAAAAGTCTGGAAATTGGCGCTTTGAGACTGATCTTGGAGGACGATCCTCTCACCAACCGTCAACAGCGACAGGAAAATATCAATGTCAATGCCGTTGTCGGTTATGTGGCTGACGCTGATCTGGGTAGCTGATGTCTGCGTGAAATTGTCCCAAAGAACGTATCCGTCACCGGGATAGCCCGAAATAGAAGCGGAGTTGGCTTGAAACAGAAACAGACTGCTGGAACTACCCGGAGAACCTGTAGGACCAGTCGGCCCCGTTGCGCCTACCCCCGTGGCTCCAGTTGGGCCGGTTGGGCCAGTAAGGCCAGTTGGGCCGGTCGGGCCTACGCCAAGCGCCCCAATGTCGCCGGTCGTTGTGCGACGGGAGACGCCGTTTTGAACAATTTCAATTTCCTCAGTGCCATTAAGGGAGATGGCGACAGGAAGGTTTGGAATCTGAATGTTAGTCGCCATTTAAAGGCCCCGTCTTTGGCACTTGATCCATATTATACGGCAAGCCGGGGTCATTGCCACCAATGCTCGCCGGAGCCTGCGGATCAGTACCCGGTTCTTGGTTAAGTCCAAATGGCGGTTCGCCGGTCTGTTGCGTCACGCGAACCTGATCGTCCTGCGTAATGCGGGTGTCGCCGTTAATGACCGGGATATTAGTGACCGGATCAACCGTGTTCTGGCCGGAAGTCGCGCGCGTATTCGTTTCTGCTGTAACAAAATCTTGAATACGCGGGTTAACAATCGGCACGGGATCGGCAGGAATGATAATCGCTCTCAACTGCTGCTGAGGCATATCGTTGCAAGTGTCGCACACCAGAATGCGCTTATTGATGAGCGACGCGCCAGCCCAGTCAAATTGCCATTTCAAATCGACATGGTTGTAGCGGAAACCGCAACGGTCACATATTGCATGTGCCTGCGGATTTCTGGAACTTGTTCTAGCTCGACCAGCTTTTGACGCATAACCCATAACGCCCTCCTATCGGAAATATCCGCTGATAGTGGGCGAAATGTATTGTTGAGCCGTTTCGACGTTTTGGTCAGCAGCGATCTGATAGGCTTCATCCGCAAAAGGTTTGATGGATGCAAGCATCTGCGGAGCCCAAACTTGGGCCAACCGAACAGCCAAACCAAAGGCAAAAGCGTCCATCCAAAGATACGGGATTTCGACAGTTTCACCGCCCTGAAGATTAGCGTCCTGAATGCGCTTTACGCGATAATACTTGAGGTATTGCGCGCTAGTCCCATCAGGAACAGGCCAAAGCGTCACAGTCGGAGAAAGCAGGCGGTCAAACCAGAAAACGGTCGTAAAACCCTGCTGATCTTTATTTGGATAAGAAGCATATTCCGTGCGTGAAATCGGAAGAATAATGCGGTCGATTGGGTCATTTACGCCGTTATCAATCCGCATATATGCGTCAAGTATGACGACCGTATTAGAATCGACCGAATACGTCGCCTGTCCTTGAACAAGCGGCGTCGTAACCAAATCGACGGCCCAGAGGTTCACGCCACGGTTCGACCAGCTTGCCAAAAGCAAATTGGTCGCCATACGGGCGGATTCCATATGCTCTTGGACAATCGAGGTGTTTCTGATGCCAATCAGGTTATAGGCATACAGAGTCAACTCGCCGAGCGAAGGGTTGAACGTGTATGTCCCGCTAGTCGCCATCTGGCTCTCCTATCAGGCGGGGCCAGCTTGAACGACTTTTAGTTCAACCGTTCCCGTCTGGGCAGGAGCCATATAAATGCTGATGGCGCGACAAGGGATGGTCAATGAAGCCGCAGTATTAGCGGATACGCCAGAAAGCCCAGTAACAGAAAACCACAATGCAGAACTCGCGCTATAACCAGTCACAGTGGGATCATCCAAAGAATATTGGATGCTGAAGGTGGGCGTTCCAGCCGTGATTTTTGCCGCCAGACCAAGATTGAACGGCGTCTGGAAGTCATCAACAGCGATGATGGCGCTGCGACCTGCGTCGGTCAGAGAGATCGTGCGGTACTGCATGTTACTTCCCTTTGCTGCGCGCGGCGGCGGCATTGTCCACGAGGTTAGGGTAAGGACGGCCAGCGGCTCGCGCTTTTGCCTTTGCGGATTGCACCTGCTTGCGGCTGAGGTGTTTTTCCTTGGCATCCTTGGGAGCATCCTTCTCCCAGAAAGGCTTGTCGGACATATCAGCAATCCCACTTGCGGAGAGATTTGTTAATCCGGCTATCTGGATCGTTCGCCGTTTTTGCGCCCGTCAGATGCTTTTTCATGCCTTCCATTCTAGCACAAAAAGAACGGCGGCGCGCAGCAGCCATGTCGCTTTTTCCTGCCTGCTCTTTAGAAACAGGCGGCTTGATGTCGCGGCCCTCAGCCTTCAAAGACGCACGCCCCTTGGCGTTAAGTCCACCTTCAGGGTTTTTGCCTTCCTTACGAGTCCAAGCTCCAGACATGACGCCCTCCTAGTAAAACGGGGGCGCGAGGCCCCCGTCAAACGCACTAGCGTTTATAAGCCTTAGCCGTCGAAGCCGGGGCGCATCGTGCCCTTAGCAGCCGACGACATAACGCCGCCGCCAGAATTACGGGGCTTGCGGCCCGCGTTCATCTTGGCCTTTTCGCCCATGGCCTTCATGGTCTTGCCACCGCGCTTGAAGCCTTCAGCCTTGTTCTTGGCTTCCTTGGCGACATTCGAGCCAGCGCCAGCGTAGAAATCGCTGCCGAGGTCCTGAGCGGCCTTAACGCCCTTCTGAGTCTTGCCCTTCATGATAGCCTCCTAGTGGCTAGTTTACGCCGTCAGGTTTTCGGCCTGAACATAGGTAACAGTGAGAACGCCAACGCCGTTTCCAGTGCTGCCAGAATCGACGTAAATAATGACATCGGTGGTGCCGACATCAATCCACTTGGCGGTGCGAGTTGCATCCGTGCCCGGCGTGAGGGCCGTAAGGCCAATCGCTGAGATAGACGTGGCCGCAACCAGCTCATTCGCAGAGGTCGTCGTCCCAACACTGAGCGTATCAGTGCCGGTCCAAGCAACCGTAGCAGCAACGCCAATCGAAAGGACGTGGCTGTTTGCCGGGATAACGATGGAAGTTTTATAAGCGGTAGCCGAAGCCGCCTGCGTGAGCGCAACGGATTGCGCCATGACGCAGAAGCCAACGTTCTTAACCGTGCCGGGCGTGGTGCCGGTCGTGTTCAGAACGTCGCCAGCCTTTACGGGGCCAGTGAACGTAGTAGTTCCCATGGGAACCTCCTGCACGATGCGATCTTGTAGTCTGTGCAGCGTCCGCTAGGCCGGTCTACAAGATCAATGAGCCTAGATGAAAGGCGGGAGCCGTAGCCCCCGCCCTTTAGACTTACGACGGGAACGAACCATAAATGGACCGCCAGTTGTAATATCCGAAAGAGTACCGCTCGTAGCCCTTCACCAGAAGGTTGTCGGTCACGAAGTCAACCTGCATGTCGGATTCGAACTTGACGCGCTCCATGTAGGAGAGGCCGTCGATGTTCGTGAGCAGGAACCACGCGGACGACGAGGTGAGGAAGTCCGAAACCATGTAGGACTCAGGCAGACCGCCCGAGGTCATCATGATTGCGTTCACGTCGTTGTCGGCGGTGCCGGGACGCAGTTCGGTCTTCGTCAGACGAATCGCGACAGGCTCAAGGGCGGTCGGCACGATGAGCTTACGCGCACGCGCGAACACCTTCAGGCCAGCCTGATCCTTGAAGTTAGTACGAACTGCGATCATCGCGTTGAGCAAGGTGCTCTCGTTGAGTTCAACGGTCGCGTAGTTCGAGATCGTGCTACCATCAATCGGATGGTCGGAAGCCACGAGCGCCTTGCCGTCGCCACCGATGGACGCATTGTACGTCGTAGCGGTGTTGAGGATGTTAGCGCCGTAGATTTCCTTCGTCTGCTGGAAGGACTCGATCAGGCCGAGGTTAGACGGCATGAACTGGGTCTTGTAGAGGTTATCGTCAATCGCCTTGCGGGTGATCGCGTAACCAAGAGCAATTTCCGTGTGCTCCTGATTGTAGACGTAACGCTCACCAGCATTGTTGTCGAAAGCGGTCTGACCGCCTTCGGTCTTGAGCTGAGCGAGGCCGAGGAAGCGCATTTCAGCAGTGCGCTCCAGAGCCATCTTCGACTCATGCTTGGTGAAAATCTTGTCGTACTGAGACGGAATCTGCTCGTACTTGCCTTCAACGCCACGGAGGCCGGGGAGGAGAAGGTCTTTAATAGCCGAAAGATTGACAGCCATTGGTCCTTACTCCTCTTAGATGCCGGTCTGGTTCTTCGTCGTGACGTTATTGAACGCGACGATGACCCAGTTGTAGCCGGAGGTGATGTCAGTGCCCGAAGAACCCGGAGGGTCTTGGATGAGACCGACGATACGGAAGGGAAGCGTAGCCGTTACATCAATGCTGGCGCGGTCAAGCGTAGCACCGGAGATGCCGCTCGCCGTGTTGCCAGAACCAATCGTGTAGCTGGCGTTAGCATTGATAGAGTCGATGCCGATGGCCGTGGCGCTACCGTTCTGAACCACGAACTTGGCGTTCGGGTCATTAACGATGTAGCCGGTCACATAGTTGCCAGCGGCAACATCAGAGCCCGGCCAATAGTTCGACCAGACCGTGCGCTTCTGAGCGACGGAAAGATACTGGCAACCAACGAAGATGCCGGCGATGCCAGCAGCAGCGGTCGTGCCATCACCCTGAACAATCAGGCCGTTAGCGTCGGGTTCAACGGGGTCGCCGTAGAAGATGTTCGTAGCATTGTACGCAATACGGACAGCGATCTGCTCATACGTCGGAGCAGAGCCGTTGCCGCTGTACTGACGGAAACCGAAAGGCGCATTGGTATTCGCCATGACGGAATCTCCTTCTTACAGGAGGTTCATCATCGCGCACCGGGGCGACTAAGAACCGGGAAAGTTTTACCTCCTCGCCGGGGGAGGCATTAGACCCCATACGGGGCCTTATCCATAAAATACCATTGACTGCTCAGAAATGTAAAGGGCCGCCCATAGGCGACCCTTAAAACCCAAAATGGGTTTAATCCTTTGGAATGGGTATAGCCTCGTAGCCCTTTTTGATCTGCGGGCGCACCTTGGCGTGGTCACGGGTAAGCGTGCCATCCGGCGTGCCGGCAATCTGGGCTTCCTTATCCCGCACCTGCTTGCGAGCAAGGTAATCTTGATGTCGGCGAGATTCCTCAACGACCTCAGCAGGGCGCTCCATGAGGATCATGCCGTCACGCTCAATCGTGTTTCCAACCCAGTTATTCGGCATCATAGCCCGATGCTTGTTGTCACGGTTGAGCGGCACAGGTTCCCAGCCTGCGCGAGCCAACTCGACAAGATGGCTGGGGTCTTCAGCGCCCAGAAGCAGCCGACGCTTCCATTCATAGGACCAGCCTTCGGGGATCATGTCGGGGTCGATGAAGAACTTATCTCCACCTTCGTTCACATGTTCCAACTGACCGCGCAGTTCAGCCGTTCTACGGCGGGCGCGCTCCAACGGGTCTTCTTCACGCATCTCAGACCTCATTTCTGCACGAGGTACAGCATTTTCAATGACTTGAGTCTCCGAATCAGCGTCCTTCGGGCGGCGACCACGGCGACGAGGGGCTTCAGCAGCATTATTTTCCATTTTTAACTCCTATCAGTTCATCTTGCCTTCGCGCTTGAGCGCAAGTTTGTGCTTGGCGTACTCTTGTTCGCTCATTCCAAACATCTTCGCGGCTTCGGCCTCAGCAGAGGACAACCGAACAGTGTTTGCACGGGGCGAGGAGGACCGATTGACCGGCGCAGCCGGCGGAGCGGGCCTTGGAGCGGGCCTAGAGGCGCTAGAAAGCGGAGACTCGGCCTGTTCTTGCTGTTCAGCGTAGGGTTGACGGCGGATTTTGAGCGTTTCTTCGACAAAACCGAAGTATTCGTCGCTATCCGGGCGATAACCATCCGCAACCGCAAGGTTGTGAGCCGCAATCATCTTCTGTTGAAGGCGAGGATCGGTCACAAACTGCGGGTTTTTGCGAATCCATTCAGCCGAACGAGGCGAAACGCGAGAAGCGAACTCCTCAACCGGGTCAGCATTGTACTGAACAGGCTGCTGACGCGGTTTTGCTTCCATTGCAGCCTTGCCGTTCTCCAACTGGAGCAGCTTGGCTGAGTTCGCACCCATAGATTCCTGAATTTCAGCCGCGCGATCATAATCGCCGACCGACATAGCCTCTTTGTAGTGGCTCTTCAGGATGTCATTTTCACGCCGAACGGTGTCAATCGCGTTAACAACAAGCTGAAGATTCGTGTCTTCAACCTCGTTGTAGGCTTTATTGGCCTGCTCAGCGGCATCTCGGGCGCGCATTTCGGCTTCTTTGCGCGCACGACGCTCGTCTTCGAGCTTTTGTTGCAGCAATTTAAGCTGCGATTGAACGTTATCTTCTTCTTTTTGTGCAGGAGCAGCCTCTACAGTAGGCGTTTCCGGCTCGACAACGACCTCAATAGCGGCATCTTCAACTTTATTTTCGCTATCGCCCATATCCAGCGACATTTGTTCTTCAGTTCCAGACATTTTTTATCTCCTCACCATACACAATCAGGGTTTGGAACTCGCATTTTCACTTGAGTGTCCACCAAGATGCGGCAAAGAACTCCATTCACCGTGATGCTCCACCCGTCTGACGGTCGAAAAACCAGCCAGTCGTGAAGGTTGAACGTCTCGCCATCAAACCAACCTTCATCGTTGGGCTCAAAAGCGCGCGGACCCTGCTTCAAAAGAAGGCCGACCTTAGATTGGAAACGGTCTTCTTCGGTGGTCTTATCCGACAGATAAAGACCGCTCTTGGTCTTCTGCGGACGAATATAAACGCCCACAAGAAGCTGGTTGTTAAAGAGTTCAATCTGCGACAGATCACCAATTTCCTCGATGAGCTTGGTCGCCGGATTGACCTCATGATCCATCAACATAAAAGGCATACTTACCCCCTTGCACTCTCAACGCCGTTGGCGATTGCCTCGGCTTCCTCGACAAGCTCTAAAGCTCGTTGAAGTCCTGTGATTATTCCGACTTGGTGTTTGTAGGCGGCAAAATCAAACGTACCGTGAGCTAAAACCAAATTATCTTTGAGCCGCTGAATTTCAGCTTTGATGACTTTTTCCAACTCATGCTGGAAGAAAGCCTGATATGTTAAGGCCATAACCGCCCCCTCGCGGTCCCCCTGATGATGAGTAGGGACGGAAGTGCAGGGGGGCCACACTCCCGTCCCATATCCACGGCGCTGATGGATCGCCGTAGATTACTTGCGGCGCTGGATTTCAGTCTTTTCCAGTCGGCCAAGACCTGAGCCTGCGCCCGCGTCCATATCTTTGTAAGAGCGGTAAACCTTGCCGCCCGCCTTGCGGTTGGACCGCGAAGCGATCTCGGTCTTCTCAAGACGACCAAGGCCCGAACCCGCGCCAGCGTCCATGTCCTTATAGGAACGATAGACGCGACCGCCGGCCTTGCGTCCCATCATGGGAGGCATGCCGGGAGCACCGCCCGGAGGCATGGGAGGCATACCCGGAGGAGGCGCACCAGCATCCGGCGGAGGCATGATCGGAGGAGCCGGCGGCGGTGGGACAGGTCCAGCCATCATTGGGTTCTTCACATCCATGCCGCCCGTGTCAGGCTTGCCGGCCTGAATGACGATGTTGATGTTGGTCTTGCCCTTACGGACCTTGCCGCCCTTCTTGTAGGCGACGCGACCGCCCTTGTTGTACATCGGCAAAGGACCGCCGGTGACAGGGACTTCCGGCTGATACGGAGGCAGAGGACCGCCCGTAACAGGCTGCTGCGGAGTCGGGTATGTAGGCGTCAGCGGATTAGCGCCCGGCAGCGGACGCTGCATGGGGCGACCCATTTGAGGCATCGGAGCCGAAGGGCGACCCATCATGCCGGGGGCGGGAGAGCCGCCACGGGACGGCATACCGCCCATCGCATAGCCAAGAGCGCCGCCGGCAAATTTCTTAATGCGACCGCCCTTCTTGGCAGGGCGCGTGGTGTTCTCAGGACGCTCAACCTTTGCGGCGTCCGTAGCCACCCGACGAGCCTGACGGGCGTCAAAAGCAGCCTGATGAGCCGCCTCGTTAGCCATGCGGGCGTCACGGCGAGCAACCGCGCGCTGCTGGTTCTGGGCCGGCGTGTACTGCCGGGTCGTGGACGAATACTGGTTAGTCGGCAGCGGCGTGGAAGCCGAAGCCGGGCGAGCCTGAGACACCGCGCCGAGCGACTGACCGCCCACCGCCTTAGCCTTGCGACCGCCGGTGACGCCCGGAACCTTCTCGGGATAGCCGGGGCCGGAGAACGTGCCGCCACCCGTAGCGCGGCCAGTGCGGCCTTTGAGCAGGCCCTTAATCATCATGGCTTCTTTGCCACGAATCTTACGGCCAGCGCGGTTAGACGAATCAATCGCCTTATCCACAGACTGCTCATTGTACTCGGGCTTATACACATTCTCAGGCTTGTCAGTGCGCTTACCCATGATGGCGTCACCGCCGTCGGCTTTACCAGTGCGCGCGGACGGCTTCACCATCTTTTTGATGAGGGCCTTGTCCATTGCCTCGTCGGGGTGCTTAGCCTCGCCACCCTTCTTCATGGCGCTGCTCATGACCTGCGTGCCGCCCTTGGCGCGAAGAGACTTGTAGTCTTCAGCCTTGCCGCCCTTCTTGAGGCCAAGGAAACGCTTAACACCCTGCGAGGGCATGTTAGGAGCGAAGCCAAGGCGGTCCTGCGGGACGCCAGCAGCGGCGGCTGAATTTTGGAGAATGGCATTTCCCGCCGTGCGGGGGTCGCCAGCAAGGCCACCGTCCATTTTCTTGGCACGACCACCGCGCTTTTTTTCGTCCTTATCGCGGTCGCCACGAATGGCATTGGCGAGCATCAGGGCGGGAGAAAGGTACTGACCGAACGCGCCACCGATGGCCTTCTTAGTGCGGCCACCGCGCTTGCGGCTATGCATGAACCGCTGGGCATCCTCAGCCGACATACCCTCATCACGCGGAAGGTCAGCCGGACGGCGAGGCGGGAGCGGAGCGTTCTGCGGGGCGCTGCTCTTCGGCTTTGGCTCGGCGCGCGTAGCGGCAGGAGAGACAACACGGCGGTTGCCTTCGTACAGACCACCGCCCTCATCCTTGCCAGCGCGGCCACCCTTCTTCATGCCGCCAATGTGCTTCTTGCCTTCGCGAAGCTCGTTAGCGTCCTTAACATTTCTGTTAACTTTTGCGTTAGCATAGGCAGTCGCTTCACCGCCGGACTTGCGCTGCTTGCGGTCGGCGCGGGTCGGCGCACAAGCGCCTTCGACCTTGCCACCACTTTTGTAGGCACGGCGAGAAATCGGGCGCAGGCCGGTCTTAACGTCAGCGTTAAGAAGCTCCGGGGGAGACCAAGTGGAGGAATCGACTTTTTCGGTCGGGCGATCAGACCCAAGGCGCTTAGCCTTTTCCTTCAGGGCCGCGCGGGCCTTTTTAGCCATCTCAGACATGCCTGCTCCTAGCTAGGTTATCCGGGCGTCCCCGGCGCTGCCTGTCTGTGGGGGCTCGGGCAGCATCAAGCCGTGAATAATCATAGCACAAACTACGATTGCGCCACAGAGCCACCCCGAGCGTATTTGCGTTTCACCTTAACAAGGTCGTGGTCGAACACGACGTAGTTATAGGTTGGGTTTGCTCCGGTCACTCTTGAGGCTGCATCTTTATAGCGAATGCCTTTAATTCCCATTTTATGCAAAATCTCAGACGCCTCTTTTGCACGACCGCGTTCCGCCAAAGTTTGATAAAAAGCCCCGCCAGCATATGCGTCTGGGTCATCCAGATGCTCATGCAAGTCGGTATAGCCCTTTTGAGCTTCGTCGTGGTCAGCGACGCGCCTAAGAGCGTTTTTAATATAATCGTTCTGATCTTCTAACGCCTCATCCCAATCAAGAAAATGCTCAGGATTTGCTTTAATGCGAACTTCATAAATATGGCCCTTGGGAGGATTCTTTTCGATTTTACGCAGTTCACTAATAATTTCTTTTGCATTGTCATAATACTTGGCGTCATCCAACGCGCCTTTGATGTCGCCCTGCCAACTATCAAATAACTCGCCCGCCGCTCTTTTTGCGTCTGACAAAGGAGCAGACGTGTCGATCAATGCTCTATTTTTTAATTCGTCACGATAAGTTTTTGCGACATCTTCATTGCCAGCAAAATAAAGTCCGTGGCCGTAAGTTGCGTTACCCTCGCCCGTGCCAATCTTGTTGATGTCAAACTGCTCAAAGTCATGCGGCGAACCGTGGTAGGCCGTCAGACCTTCGTCCTCGTCATCATCGACAGAGCCGCCAGACGCGAACGCAGGCAGGCCGCGCTTGATTGCATCGCGCATTTTGGGGGTGATGGTAATGCCGGGAGCTTCAAGAGGCGGATTGTTGTGCCCAACACCACCTTTAGGTGGCAGCATTACATCAGTCGTGCCAACTTTAACGTTTGGATCAAGTTTCTTCACCAGCTTGCTCAACTGGTTCGGCACGATCTTGTCGTAGTAGCCCTTCATGCCTTCGCCGCCAATGGAGAGTTCTTGGCCTTCAAGAGCGCGGACAGGCCCTTGATACTCAAGATTGCGATTAGCCTCCTTCGACAGTTTGTTGAAATAATTTACTGCATATTCAGCGGCTTCTTTTTCAGAGCCGACCGTTCCTTTTCCAACATGAGTTGACCATCCCCAAGGCGCAGAGATTTGATAACGGTTTTCCTTTGGTACAACAGTTATGTCATTGGGCTGCAAGTCTTCATTAAATCGTTTTGGATTTAATGGGTCTTGAGCCAAAAGTTTTTCACTTACTTCCTTGCCGACCAAATCCGGCAATTCCTTTTCTGGATTGGTGATTGACTTAGAAATAACCTGATCGCCAGATGGGCCATAGGCGCGCAGGAGTTGACCACCATCTTTGTTTTCTTCCAGAACAAGTCTGCTGATCTGCTTACTCAAATCATACCGCTTTGCCTGTTCTGCGCCCGGCGTCCAGACGAGCTTGTCATACCCGCCTTCAGCAGCTTCCTTGAGTGCGCGCTTTAGGGCAAGATCGGTCCATGCCTGCGTGTTGGTGACGTAGGGGGCCATAAGAATGCCTGATTGGTTTGCATGTAATCTTTTATAAAAATCATCTAATTGTGCGTTTTCTTCAAAAGTCCTCATGCGCTCAGGCATAACATTTAATCTATTAAATTCATTGCGCTCAGCATCAGTTAAAGGATTTTGCCCTTTGAACCCCTCCTTCTTCCCTTTCTGCCCCCAATCGGACTGTATCTCCTCGACATGCAAAATCTTCTCACCGTTCGGGCCGGTGCGGTCTGACATGCGGAGATGAGCTAGGACGTTGGGTTCGTCCCAGTGGGAGGATTTGAAGTCATTTTTAGCGGTCAAAGCGTCATATTCTGATTTAAGAGCTTTAAATTCAGGCGTCATTGTTCCATTTGGAATTTTGTAATAAGGAGCCATTTTTTCATAAATGGCATCAGCTTTGGAGTTTTCTTTTTCACCCAACCTCAACAACACCTCGCGGTAGTTCTCGCCGCCGGGGAGGGTGTATTGCTGAAACTTAGTCTCGCCACCCTCTCCAATTGTTTGGAAACGGCTAGCAAATTCAGGATCAGTAGCCATTAGTTCATTAAAGTGCCTGTGAGCTTCTTCTCTATGCCAATTTTGAACATCATCTGAAGCAGTACGCCAATCTCTAATTGTTTCTATATCATCTGAATTATATGCCGCTTGTGCCGCGTTATCATCAATCCATTTTTGTTTTGCGGCTTCGTCCATTTCAGGTTTACCACGCCCACCCAACACCGTCTCTTCAATCTGCGGCATGTTGCTAGTGAAGTGCTGCACAAGCTGGTCGCGCGTAACAGACGGCTGGCCCGCAAACGCTTCGTCAAAGCCTTCCATTTCAGCAGGCTTAACGCCGTACTTATTAGTCAGCATACCCGCCATTTGCTGCGGAGAGCCGCGCTCTTGCGGTAGCTGGGACGCCATTTCAGCCGCGTGGCTGTAGAGGCCGAGCGGGGAAAGTTCGCGCTGGGGCTGGTCATCGACAGAGCCGCCCTCAGCTTTGTTTAGCTTGGGCGATTGCATGTTGAAATGACCGCTGTTGCCGGTAGCCGATTTTATTTGGTGCGGTGTAAAGACAACCACCTCCCAAAACTTGCCCTCTGGCATATCTGCATGTTTGTTTGGCGCTATAACCCCGTCATAACCTTGATTCCGCAACTCTTCCGTGATCTTTTTAGCTTCTTCCTTGCTCGTTGCAGCGGCTCGGTCTTCAGGCCAATAATATGGGTTCTCAAGCCGAGCATAAACGGGCATGACATTTTGGCCGGGATGAATTTCCTCACCCACTATTGCTTTATTGTTTTTGTATCCAGAATAAGCGGACGCAAGCTCTGGGCTTGCCGTTAAGTAATGCCCTTCGCCATACCATCCATGATCTGTTTGACCGATTTTGTTAGGATCAAACTCGTCAACGTCAGCGTCCGTCCCGTGGTACAGGACCATTGGGTTGCCACGATCATCAACGACATGACTGTATCCAAACCAATTTGATAGATTTTCCTGTCGGCGCGGATCATCATGCGGAATGAAGTCGTTTACAGCACCGCCGGCAGCGCGCATACGGCGAGACATCGCAGACTCAGTAAACGCGCGCAGATCATCCATCGTCCACGCCGCATATGGCTTCCCACGAAACCGCGTACCAGCATTGGCAGCAACAGTTTCAGGGAAAACTTGCGCGACGGTAGCGTTTGGCGGCGCACGATAAGCGCGGATCGCTCCAGACGGACCTTGGAACCAGCCCAGATATACGTTGCCGGGCGTCGGCGGAATGCCAGCTTTTTGAAGCGCCGGAACAATGTCGTTGTTTAGATGGAACTTGGCGGCTTCATTCTGAATATCAGAATTAAACTTGAGGCTTCTAAGCTGCTGGTTATTGTACCCGCCATAGACCTGCGGATTCATGCGCCGCAAGACATTGCCCCATGTGCCGTCGGTGAACTGGTAAAGGCCACCAGCCGATGACTTGGGATTTTGGGCGCGGGGATTGTTTGAGCTTTCCGCCCCACGAATAGCCCGCAGTACAGGTGAATCCATGTCATTGCCGGGCGTCGGCGCATAGGCCATAACGCGCCCAGTTCCAGCGCCAGAGCGGGCCGGAACAGTGCTAGGCGAAGCGGAAGCAGCTTCCAGCGCCGCCATACGGGCCGCATCAGCCCGAAAGAAATCCGCCGCGCTCCCACCTAATTCCTGATCGCCCCAGTTGATCTTGCCGTTCTCTACGACTGGGCGGGCGTTGGATTGGAATTGATCGGACGTAAGGCGCAACGCGCGGTCAACGACC